CAATACAGATCTGCTCATCGACAAGCTCTCTCAGCTGGCTGAGGATGTTGTGCTCTGCACTGCTCTTACGTGCATCTTCCTCAGCAAGCTCGCGCAGTTCTCTAAGAACGTCTTGCACGTTGTAGCCATTTTCATCGTGTGTCATGTTGACTCCGTTTGGCCGCGTTTTGCCAGCACCTGCTCCTGAGTCTTGCGGTCGATCCAGAACGTCTCGCGCTCTTCGAGTCGCCTGATACGCGGAGTGCCCACCGGCGGAGCGCACTTCTCGCAGAAGAACTCTTCGATCTTCTTCGTGCGGTTGTAGACGAGGATCTTCGCCCGCAACAGACAGAGATCGCAGACACGCGGAACTTCGTCGGGCATGAACACTATGCTGTCTTCTCCACAGTCCTGCTTATACCGCGCCTGGTGATCTCACCGTAGACGACATCGCGGCCCACCTTCAACTCCTTACTGACCGCCGAAACAGACAAACCGGTGGAGTAGAGACGCGAGCTAACCGGCTGTGTTGAAGTAAAGAGAACAAACCCCGCATCCGACTTCACAAGGTTTGTATAAAACCAAGCACGGCTATTAGTTGCGACCACAGCGCCGGTCGACGTTTCCTGGTGTAAATCCAACGGTCAATCAACATCAAACAGTCTGGGCCCGTAACAGGTCACGTCGAACCAGCTCGTTGCGCAGGTAGTAATAGGAGACGTTACTGCGCTTTACCGATCCACCAAGAGAGACGCCTGAGACATACAAAGCCACGGCCGCTTCCATGTCTTCAGGCAGCGGTTCCAGTCTAGGACGCGAGCAGTGAACGCCACGTCTTGCGATCTCTCCAGCAACGATATCGCGGCCAACGTTAAGTTCCTTGGAGATCTCATCGAGAGACTTACCCATCGAATGAGCATCGACCACCTGGTCGCGGACCTCCTGCGGCACCCGGAGAAGTCGACTCCTATGCTTGCCACGTAGAAGCTTCCGCTCGGTGAGAATTTCCTCAACAGTCGAGTGAGAACGACCAGATTTCGCGGCCGTTTCTACGACTGTGAGACCATTGATGTAGAGCGAGGCAATGCCGTCTTTCTCAGACTGCGGCATTGGCTGTCTGCCAGCAACATGGTTAGGCGCAAGCTTGATAGGCTCGCCCTTAAGAGAGATCAACAGGACGCCCAACTCAGTCAGTTTAATCTCGTCCCAAAGCTCAAATGGAAGGGCCGGATAGCACGCCTTGAACTTCTCGATCGCGGCCGCCGATTCCGGTCGTAACCAGCCCTTCACATCAACGATCTTCTCAAGCACGCCGTCGTCGGCGTAGATCCAGAAGTCCGGCGTGTAGACATGACCGTCGCCGATGTCGTAGTGCTCCTTCTCGTAGTCCCACTTGCGGCCGCCAGCATCTAGATATTTCGCGGCCTTGATCTCCCACATGGAGCGCATGGTCCTGGTGCGACCGGATCCGTCTGTCCATTCAAGTCCGGTGGCTGCGTCGAAGTCGCGAATCTCGATGTCTGCATCGCGGAGAATCTTGAAGATCGGATCTATCGAGCAACCATTAAGTTCAGCAAGCTGGGACGCTGACATTCCGTCAGCATATTGCTTGATGATCTCCTGTTGCTTCTCCGGCTGATTGAAAAAGACGCCACGCGCTCCACCGCCGCGTGCTGTTACACCGCGTCGCTTAAGTTCATCGTATACCACAGTCTTAGAAAGCTTCGGATGAAGTCCAAGAACTGCAATCTCCTCAGCAGACATGCCGGTTTGATACAAAAGGACAGCCCTGTCGCGAACTACCTGCGGTATCTGTCGCAATCTACCGTCAGCCTTGCCCAGAAGAATACCGGCAGACCTAAGCGCTCTCGAAATCGCGGCCGTAGAGCGTCCGACGACTTCTGATATCGACTCGATTGACGCCTGTTTGTCGCGATAGAGACCGACAACGGTGTCAATCTCCGCCGGTGACAGGTGGGGGCGACTTGTTCCTTGGTGGACTCCGCTCTTAATGAGCAATTTTCTGATCGACTGCTGCGATACGCCGTATTGCTTGGCGAGTTCAGATGCCTGCACCCCGATCTGATAGGTCTTACAGATGTCGGCTCGCTGTTGGTCGGTAAGCTTGCCCATAAATAACTAATCCTCCTGCTAGGAACACTAGCAGGAGGATTAGTCAGAGTCAACCTGATTATCGAGTTTCACTTACGACGATTGGTGTCGCCATAAGCTTCGATTTATCAGGCAGTTGCAGTGCCGGCGGGCTGGGTAAGTGTGAAGATAACAAACTCTGCGGGCTTCCCCGGCGTAAATCCAACATCGATAAGGACTTGGCCGTTATCGACAGTCGTCTGGTTGTTGTTATTGGCGTTGCACTTGATGAAGAACGCCTGATCCGCAGACTGCGCTCCGAAGTAACCCTGGCGGAAGAGCGAGCTGTAGTAGCCCTTGAGAGCGGACTCGATCTTCTGCCAAAGCGCCGGACCGTTGTTCTCGAACACCGTCCACTGAAGCTGGAGCCTGGTGTTGTACATCAGGAAGTTGTTGAGGAGGCGCGCGTTAACGTAGCGCCACCGAACTTCCTTCGAGAGCGACCGAGCCCCGTTGACGATATAGCCTGTCGCGTTGGACGTCGGCAGCGGGTTGATACGAGCGGAGTAGAGGTTGTCCTGATCGGCTCGACTGAGCTTGAACTCTGGACCGACGATTCCGTCCGCGTCCATCGCCCCGTCGATGATTCCGGCCGGGCTCTTCCCAATGTTCTTGTTCGTGGCAGTCTTGGCGTAGATGCCAGCCACGAAACCAGAACACGGCAGGAGTTCCGGCACCTGCGTCGAATCATTCAGGAAGTAGACGTTGGGATAGTAGATCGCGCAGTTCTTGGTGTTGAAAGCCTCAGTGACCAACACGTACTGAACTGCTTCCGGAACGGTCGTGCCGTTCGCGAACGCGAAGATCGCGAACCGATCCTGACGGGCATCGCAGAAGGCCGCAATGTCGTCCTGAACGAAGGCCGACCCCTCAAAGTCCGGAACAACGACGTTGAGAGGCTCCTCGACCAGATCGAGCGCGTAGATACCCTTCTGCGTCGACTCCAGCGTTGGATTCGAGACGTCGTTACGTGTGATCACCGATCCATCAAGGCCGCCAGACAGCTGGAACTGGAGCGCCTGAGAGAGTTTGACGTAATCGGCCGTAATCGGCGTAGATGCTGGTGGTGGTGTCGTCCACGTAAAGTCAAGCGCGCCTGTGTTGTAATCGATCGTGTTGGTACCACTTGCATTAACGTCACCAACGATCACGCCCAGACCATTGTCACGGGCGAACTGACCCGTCTGGTACCAGACATCAAGCGTCGACCCCGTGAGCGGGGCGCTAGTGGTCGTAAGCGTGATAACGCCCGTATCGGTGTTGACCAAAGACGTCGAAGCGGCGTCGCCGAGCAATCCACCCGTGGTGTTCGAGTAGACGCTACCGAGAACTACGTAGTCAACATAGAAGAAGGTGCCGGCCGCCGGTGCTACAAGCGTCTTGACGTCGATGGGTCCAGAAGTCGGAACGTTCGCCGTCTGGCTGTTGACGAGGTCGATGGTGTTCACGCCAGTTCCATCGACAGACCCGGTCAGCGGAACGCCAATCTCAAGATCGTTGAAGTAAGCGAGATCGACGTTCGCGGTGCCAGGCGTGCTGGTTACGAGCGGACCAGCGACGAATGCCGCGCCAGCTGTAATCTGCACGCGCGCTACACCCGACGAGAAGGACAGGACCAGACCAGTAACGAGGCCCTGCGTGAAGGTGGTCGTGCCACCAACGATAGCACCAACAACGGCGCTCAGTTCCAGAGTCTGAACACTGGTCTTAGTGATGATGTTCGACTGGTAGTAGTTCGCGGACACGTTCGACAGTGCGGTAAGCACAGCCGTCGTGCCGGTCATCGCACCGGTCGTGTAGTTGATCGTGCCACCGAGTGGTAGAGCGCCCTGCGTTCCGGACAGAACACCGGCACCGTTGTCGGTGATCGTTGCCAGACCAATGCCATTCACGTTCACTGTGAGCGTCACGGTACCAGGATGAACAGGGCCGGTGAGCGGCGTCGTAGCCAGAACATAGGCTGCGGCCGTAACACCAATCGTCGCTAGCGCCGGCGTAGAGACGGCCGTGAAAGCGTACTTCAGCTTGAACGAAGCGATGTCCCGGTGCGCCGGATTGTTCAGCTGGCCGGCATTGAAGATGAAATCCTTATTGACGCCGTTGATCAATCCGGAGTCGGCCGCCAAAACTTCATTCGTGATGAGTTGCTTCTGGTAGAAAACCCGGGTCGAACCCTCTACTACCGGAATGTTGGTCATCTGCAACGTGAAGTCGGTGTTGGTGCCGTTTATGGCGCCGGATGTTGGCGCTGTCACGAGGAACTTAGTCGTTCCAGATACAGCATAGAGCTTGAGCGTGTTCTCAAGCACAGGAACGTTGATAAGTGTCGCCGTGAATCGCGATGCTAGTGGAGCGCCACCACCAGTGCCGATACTCTCGCCAGTCACGACCAGCGGAAGCATGCCAGACGGGGTGCCGCCCACACCGGCAATCAGCCTAACGAGCAGGCTCGGCTTTCGCGGGTCGGCAATGACATTCAGAATGTAGTTGGACTGCGCCGGATCGGAGAACTGAATCTGCTCGTAGGTCTCAACCGCATCCAGGAACGCTGGGTTGAAATCCGACGGCGCAAGAATCTTCAGGTCGAACGCGTCCCACGAGTTGGTATCCGGATTGAGGAAGTTCCGGTTGCCCTGGATCAGGACCGCGAGGTTGTTGCCCCACAGGCCTTCGCCGTTAGCGATAAACGTCCACTTGGACGGCCCGGGAACGTCGTCAATCGACACCTGGGCTGAAACGGCGTCTGCGGGCGCAATACGAGACACCCAGGCGAACTGACCGCCATTCCCGAAGAATCCGCGAATCTCCTGCGGGATGATGCCCTTGCTCGTGTAGCCGCCAAAGACGCGCGTGAAGTCTTCAACTGACCGAACCTGAAGCGGGTAGTTCGTCGGTCCCTTGTCGGTCCAACCAACGAAACCAGCCTTAGCCGGCGAGAACTGGTCGGGCGCACGGGCGGGATTCTTCTCCTGGCCGTAGACGCCTGCTGACTTATACTGTGTGATCGGCATGACAGTCTCCTCGCAGCCTTAGCGGCTAGAGCCGGTGTTAGGAATTTCGCGGGCAGACACCTCGCGAATTGCATTGATCCGCATGAGCCGAACGACGTGCTGGTTGAGTGGACTGGCGTTGAAACACTTGCCGGACGGATAGCTGATCGCGTTTCCATCCTCAGTTTCAATCAGCACAGGACTCTTTGCGGTCACCTGGTACATCTTGCTTCGGCTGCTCATGGCTTACTCCCGTATACGCCTTCGCGGATGATTGGTCCGCCGGTACCGTAGACGCCACCGACTCCAGGGTCTGGATCGGTTACGCCGCCACCGGCGAGCGGAATACCGTTCTGGTCAGCTGGAACCAATCCGATGCCACCAGGACCGGGAACCAATTGGTAACCACCTGCCGCGCCACCAACACCAGGAAGCGGTGTTTTGGTTCGCGTGCCTGTGAAAGTCGAGGTCGAAGACGGCACCCTATCAAGGGTGAGTTCAGCTTCGACTCGCATAGAGAGCGCGTAGCCTGGCACACGGTCAACCATCGAACTGACGTCGGTCAAGTCATTTACATTCTGCTCGAAGACGGCGTATTTACGCGGGTTGCCGAGGCTATCTGTGATGGTAACTGAGCTGCGGATGGGGAACGCGCGCATTACCATCGCGAGGAGCATCTGGGCCACAGTGCGATAGCGTGCCCAACACTCGATCGTGTAGAAGAAATCGTAAGGCTGCTCGAAGTCCTTGGATTCGTAACTGGACCAACCGAGCATGCCGCCAGCAGAGACAGCCTGCGCGCCTTCAGCCGGCAATCGGTATTGCATTGTCTGAGTCTGCAGACGGCTTTCTGACGCTGAAATCGAATCGCGGATGATCGCGATCATCGGAAGTACAGCTGTAACCTGCGTCGGCTCTGGCCGTTTGTAGACGACAAGCGCGCGGTCAACAGGTGTTTCACGACCTTCGACCTTGATGAAGATGCCGTTAAGGGGCAGGTAGAACTGGTTCTTAGCCGGATCTTCTAGCGCGCCGATACCTCTAAGGATGGCGTCATCCCAGTCGATAAAATCGACGCTTCCGGTCTTGTATCCAAACTCAAGTGCCATCTTAACGGCCGGGACTCCAGTGCCCCAGCATACTAACCGGCATCATGTGTGTCAGTCGATAGATGATAACCGATTAGTCCAAGATACTCAACGAGTTGCGCACTAGCAGTTGCTCACGAGCGTCTCTAGTGCGATAATCCGTAGGTGCAGCGAACAGTGGCCATTGCGATCGAAGATGACGGAGACCTCCGGCAAACGTTGGAGTCGTATAGAATCATCCAGCAATCGGTCTCTAACATTGCAGCTACGCTCAGTAAAAATCCATCCGCGCTCAAGCTCCACCAGAAGAGCTACTCGAAGGTAAGAGG